ATTTCAATTGAAGTTGTTGTGGGTTCTTTATACCCAGAAATCCCGCGTCACAATCGCTAAGGCAAAAAACTAGCGTTTGGAAACCTCAACCACACGATTGGAATACGATCCAAAAAATTGACCACAAAAAAACCCTCGCGGGCCAAACATCGCGAGGGTTATGATAAAAAGTGGTCGCAAGCAACCGAGAAATTACTCGGCTTCTACTGCTTCAATACGCACTTTGTTGCCTTCTTTCACAACTGCCCATACATCTTTGTATTTTTCGTTGTAAGATAAAGAAGTTGAGTTTTGACAGTTTGCAATCGCAGCAGCAACTTGATTTTTTACTTTCTTGTTCAATACTGCAAATTCAATGTCATCAGCTGTATCGCCAGCTGAGGTTAATTCGAAATCAGGAAGTGAGGCATCCATATCTTGTTCGTCTGCTCTTTGCTCTAAAGCAATAGCTAAACTGATTTCCGCAACGATTTGGTTACGATCTTTTGCTTCGGTTGGATTTCCGTCTTCATCCAAAAGGGTCTCAACGAATCTGTCTAGGTAAGTTGATTTTCCACTTGCTCCACGTGATTTAACAATGTTTTTGGTTGTTGCTGCTAAGGCTAACGCCATTAAAGCTGATGCTGATTTTTTTGACATTTTGTTTTGGTTTTGTGCCTTATCGCGTTCTATGACGTCGAGTCCAGCTGGTTAAACTTAATATGTAAATATACAACAATCTTTTCAAATAAAAAAATAATGGAGCTAAAAATAATGCTAAAATTTTGCTAAAATTTAGGAAGAAGATAGGGACGCGAAACTTTGCGTGGAAAGAGACGAAACAAACCCAACTTCAAAAAAACTTTCAAATCCGTCTTTTAAATATGGATAAAAAGGCTTGTTTTGGGCCATTCCGGAAGCCCCTGTTGAACTATATTGAAGTTGTTGGGGTAAAGTGAGGGGAAAAAAATTGGAGACCTTAGGAGAGCTTGAAATAGCCCGGGAAATATGCGGGATTTACTCGGGATTTAGGGGTGGTGAATAAAAAACCCGCTGACGCCAGTTTGAAGTGGTTGGTGAGCGGGCTTAAGCCATAGAGTTACAAGAACTATGGAGTTGAAGTTTGGGGGATTAGTAGCTCACATAAATAAGCTGTCTCAAATCCTATATCAATACCTTTAATAATTGGACCTACAATATTTGCTGTATAAAGCACTGCATATAAGCCTTCATTTTCACGATAATCTTTTATTATTATTTGAGGGTCTTCATATTTTAATTCCTCTATATTTAGAGTTGCGCTACAAATTGGCATTCCATCTTCTACATCAACTAATGACATTTGAACTCTACCTGATTTATATCTTCCAAATTTAAAATTACAAGTCCAATCTTTGAATACTACTGTAGGCTTACTCATCTTCGAATTTTCTTTTTCGGTTAATCATTGTATTTTGGTTCTCTTTTAACTTTTTGACATTCCAAGCGAAATTCCACTCATCAAAATCTCCTAGTCTAGATTGTTTTGCAGCTGTCTCACTTGCTACTTTAGATTCTTGAGCCTCGACAATAATACCCGGCGCTTTAACTCTTGTTACCGTATGCTCTGGTGTTACTAAATATTTCATAATTTCTGTTTGGTTGTTATATATTAATTAATCCTCTTCTTTTTAATTCGAAAAAACATTTAACCATTGCTTTAACATCATCTAAAGCATCGTGAGCCCCTTCAAAATTACAATCAAATAACTTAATATGTAATTCTTCTAGCTTTGGCCATTTACCGGGTTTGCCCCATTTGTTAATTGCTCCAACAAAATCAACAGTTGTTAACATTGTACAATGTCCCTTCTTAAACTGAAATAGTTCTGGTGTTATACCTGCTAATTTAATTTCTTTTGAAACAATCTGATTGTCGAAATTAATATTATGCGCTATTTTATATTTACATAATTTAAGCGCTTCTTGAAATTCTCTCAGTACTCCAAAAACTGGTACACCGTTTTCTTCACAGCGTTCAGTTGACATATTGTTGTCTATAAAGAATTGTTCTTTTGGCACAACCCAACCATCTGGTTTTATTAAACTCTGAAATTCTTTTAGAACAACTCCATTTTCATCTGTTAAGATAAAACCTAATTGTGTCATTCTAGCGGCTGGTGGAAACCCGTTGGTTTCAGTATCGAAAAATAAGTACATAATTTATTTGTTTTTAGTGTTTATTAATCTTCTATTGTGTAATTAGTATTAGCTTCATTCTCTGCGACTGATTTGTAATAAGCCTCTTCTTTTTCTTTAACTTCTTTTTCTGCTAAGCGTTTTGAATATACTGGCCATTCTTTTTCCATTTCTTCTTTTGCTTTAGCTTCTCTATATATACATTCCATTCCTGCATAATCATTAGGATTGAATGGTAATCTATTATCCCAAAACCATTGCTTTAAATCCATAGAGTGAATGCTCTTTCTTTTATTAATCTTTTTAAAAGCCTCATCTACTTTATCAACTATCTTGTCAAAATCAATTTTGAACTGCTTTGGGTCAATTTGAACTTTTGCTTCTTCTTTCTCTAAGAAATCATAGTTGCCTGCTATATAACCTATTGTATCTAAAAAAGTATCATACTTAAGTTTGTACGCCATTCTTGCCATTTTCATTGCAATCGCACACTTATACATATCATCAGTTGTAAGATCCTTATTCGTCAACTGAGTTGCTATTATAGCACTCTTCTTCATAGAATCTATGAGAGGGCCATATTCACCCTCTTTTTCTCTAGTTCTACCGAAAATAATTTCGTTCGCTTCATCTAAAATTGTTTTTTTCATCTTTACTTATTTATTGGGTTATGTTTAAAATAGTGTTCAGTATATAATCTTTTGATAACATCTGACCAGTTTTCGTCTTTCTTTGTTAATTTAGACGTAATGCTCTTGTATACTTTAAAACCTTCTATTGGTTCATTGTTTTCCTCTACTACAATTACACCGTTATAATTGCTTAATGGTTTAAAATATATTTTTATATTATTTGCTAAGCACCAACTATGATGTTTTGCTACATCATTATGATCATAACTAATAATCTGGGGCACGCTTCGGAATCGATCCATCGTAATATGGGTTTTTGTAAACGTAAACTCTACCACTTATCTTCTTCTGAGAGATACTATTATTGATCTCAAAAGGTATATGTCTCTGCATCTCAGGTTCGCCTTTTTCTAATTTTAAACTTTCTTTAAGTATTTTGTTAATATAATTAATTTCAATCCTATGATTGTGTTCAAACCATTTTTCCTTCATTGATTTAGCAGTGAATTTTATTTCCTCAACTTTGTCATTCTCTGCACAGTGTTCATCTAATAGTAATGCTATTTCCTTATGTAATGACGGCAATGATTCTTTCTTAACTGTTACTAAAGCATTAGTCACTAATTCTTCTGGCGTAAATGCCATTCTAGATTTACTAACATCTGGTGTTGGCAATGTATCTAGATAATGTAAAAATTGTGGTATCTCAAGAGTTAACGATTCTAATATCTTGTGATTAGCTTTTCCTTTTAACGTTGGTACTTCTCTAACCCAATATCTAATCTCTGGCCCATCTACTCTACTGAATTTATTTTTATCATTAGAGGTTATGATTAACTTACCATAGAATGGAACTGAATATTGTGATATAAACTTAGTATTAACAGTTAACTTCTTTTGTGTTGCTAATGCTTTTAACTTTTCTAATGTTTGTGTACCTTCAAATTTTGATTCTTCAATTGCAATTATGTTTTTATCTGCATATGTACCGTTAAATGAATTCGATATATCTTGCGGATTAACAACAACTGCATTATCACCAAACAATACACATAACCAATCTATAAAAGTTGATTTACCAGTTTCTCTCTCTTCTGATACTAAAACCAATATTGGTAATATTTGCTTTGGCATATCATAAAGTATTTTCATATACTTTAAACCTAATGGATATTGCTCACCAAATATATGTTTCAATAATATCAAAGACCATTCACAACCATCTTCACCTAAGTAATGTTCTGCTTTACAGGGTGTGTGACTAAATTCTGAATATAGATTATAATTGTTACCTATAATTTGACTATGCGCTTTATTGTCTGGCACTATAGTAAAATCATCATATTTTGGTATAATCTCTAATTCAGTTTTTGTATAATCATCTAAGATCGTTTGTTTTTCCCAGAATTTTAATTCTTTTCTAACTATATCATTTCTATCGACTTTTTCAATAAGTTTAAAATATTTAAAACCTACTCTTATATAGTCGCTTCGATTTTTCATTAGGTCTTTAACGACCCAATTCATAGTTAAGCTAAATTTGTTTTTAAATTTAAACTTCTGCATCAACATGAATGGAGAATATTTTTCACCTACGGTTAATCCGAGGCCATTCTCTAAATGAACAACAAACATTCCGTGTTCTATACACACCATTCTTTTGTTTGTATCATCAACATTCTTAATATAAGCAAATGAATCATAACCAGTCATTGTTATATTTTTTAAATTAAGCATAAATGTAAATGTATCTTGTACATAATGCTTATTATAAAAATCAACCGGATTTATTTCTTCAGTTCTTACGATTTTAATCTCTTCATTGCTTTCGTCCATTTTAGTTACTATCTAAAATGTAGACTACTCCTTCTTTAAGCTCAACAGTGAAATCATCGTCTATTACACTTTCACAATCTATTTTGCAAGATTGTATAGTCTTAACTATAAGATTTGTTTGAGCATGGCTCATTTTTGTTTTCATACTTTTGTCAATAATGTTCTTATTATTGAAACGATTTCTGATGTACTCTAGTTGATATTCTATGTTCATTTTTGGGATGGTTTTATTTGTTTATTGTAAATTTTAATCGTAATGTTATTAAGCTGTATGCAAAATCGTCTTCTATTGTAGCGACTTGATATTCCACTTTGGTTAATAAGTCGTATTTCTTAGTGAATTCTTTTTGCCTACGATGTATTATTATCGTTAAATCACCATGGCAATCGTTATAAAAATGTTGTTCACTTATCTTGAACGAATCCATTATAGACAAACCCAAATTCAATTTTCCTCTTACAATGTAATAGTTAAATTTTTCATACAGTTTACGTTTTAATCTCCAGTAAATTTTTCTAATTTTATTCATATAGTTTATCTATTTTATTATAAATCCTTTCTAATGTTGGTTCCAATCGTTTATTTGCCCCTTGCAAATCACTCTTTATTATTGCAAAATATATTGGAATATACATCTTTTTAATTCGCTCTTGAAATTTGTTTCTACGTAATTCATAGAACTCTTTTGAAACTTTGTAATGTATAAACATTTCTAATATTCGATTGTCTAATAATCTAAACGCAAAACTACTCGTTTCATTCATAGCTTTTGTATACGTTATAATAGTCTTAGCTCTAGGCTCTGGCATATCTTGTATAATCTCAAGCTCACCATCTTTTAATTTCTTTCCTACACCAACACCGTTAGTTACTACGTTTTGTTTTTCTGCTCCACAACAAGTGCATATAATTTCACCTTTTATTGTTAAACCACCACAAAAATCACATTCCCAAGTATCAAGCATATCCGCTTGGTTTTTCAATCTTTTACCCGGACTTTTAAAATATTTATGCCAGTCTCTTCTCATTGACCATATACCATGATTATGTATATTTTGTCCTAAGTCAATAACTGTAAATTTATCTTTGTAAATCTTTGTTGTAGTCCTAGAACCACGACCAACCATTTGAATCCAAAGTGACAATGACTTTGTTGCTCTATTAACCACTACTACTTCAACATCAGTCACGTTAAAACCGGTTGTAAAAACATTAGTATTTATTAATATTGCATCTCTTTCATTATTAAACCATTCTATCACTTCCTCTCGTTTGTATTTCAATCCAGTTTTAGGATTAATACCTACATCATTAACAGTATCGAATATTTTAACATTCAAATTTTTCTTTTTCAAATGATCGTATACAAATTTGTTTATTGTAGTTGATGCATTGAATATTAATGTTTTCTTACCTGCACAATGTTCACTTAAAGCTTTATCTAATACATTTAAAGATGCCGTATTTTTATATACCTCATCTAAAGACTTTTTGGTATAACCATCCGGACTTGTATCTGATTCTTTTAACTTATCAAAATCTGGTAATCTTAATACTATATTATAATCTTGTACTAAATAACCAAGCTCTATTAAATCTGGTGTATCTGGGCCACATACTATATCATCAAATATTTCACTAAGTGTGTATGGTTCAACAAATTCAACACCGTCAACACTCGTATACTTTTTCTTGTTTAAAACTGGCGTACCTGTAAAACCTATCAAACGTTTAAAATCATATTTCTTAAACACTTTCTCAAATATCAATACTTGTACTTCGTCTAATATTATGTTGTCAATTTCACCTAAGTATTTCATTCCATACTTTTGTAATCTTGCATATAATGTTTGAACCATAGCAACGATAATTTTATTATCATGCCTAAGCGTATTAATATCTGATGAAAGTACTCCAGCATTTTTTAGCCACTCTGCATTCTGAGTTAAGATTTCAATTCTATGTGTTAATATTAATGTTCTACCCGGTAATTCAGTCGCTAATTTTCCAATAACCACTGACTTTCCGCCACCAGTTGGTAATACTACAACTAATTTTTTTACTTCCGCTGCAAATATTTTCTCAAATATAGCATCGTATGTTTGCTTTTGATAATCGTATAATTTTATTTCCATACTATATTTAAAATAGACTTAACTGATCTGGATTGTTAACTTCTTTTACTTTCTTAGGCATAACTTTATTAATAATATCACTTAATGATTTGTCATTGATTATTAGAAATTCACGTATATATAATAATTGCTTCTCAGTAAATTCTTCTTTGATTGCTTTTTCAAATATATCATACTCGTTATATTTAAACAGCTTATTACCTATACCCTGTCTATGTAGTATTATATTGCCTACGTGCAATGATATATTAATATATTCGTTTTTAATATTTATTATTACCATATATATTTTTTATTACGTAGTTTAAATTCTTTATAATATAAATGACTCGTTATAATGTCTCTTACTATATGCGTCTTCAACTTAAGCTCTTTAGCTATTGTCTCATCTGAATTATCTATTATATCTTCATTTTTTCTTAAAACAATTCTATAAAATTTTTCTAATACTTTTGCGACAATAGCTTCATCAGCCTTTAAGTAAGCATCTTTGGATTTAATTTGCTTACGTTTACTCATCTAATTAAACGTTTAATTCAAACTTAACTTTCTTTCCTTTTAACAAATCAACCGTATTTTGAATATTGTTTTCATATATGTGAGCATTTCCAATAAAAAATGTTATACTCCCTAACGGAATATCAATCATTTTACTAACTAAATGCATTTGATAAATATCTGAAGGTAATCCAAGATTACTATCTGCACTGCGTTGATAAACTGACATATGTAATTCGCCTTCGCTTATCTGAAACTGTATTAAACTTAAGCAAGGTAACTGGTTTGTTTCAACTCCAGTTTCACCTATGAATAACATATAGTTTTTAGATGGTCGTTTCTCTTCATTTATCTTTGCTATTAAAGCAGGTAATTTACTGAAATATGTTGGATAACTATTCACTAAATCTGGTCTGCAATAATTCCACCACTCTATTCCAAACTTGTTATAAGTTTCAATTGAAGTGATACCACTGAAATAAAGATATAATTCTTGTTCTAATTTTGATTTTGCAATAGGATGTTCTGCGAATATCATTTCTAAATCATAAGGATTCATGGTGATTACTTCATTGATAAGATACATAATACTGCCTTTCTTGTTTTCTTGAACTTTACCATTTTTTAATATGTTGTCCAATGTTGCATAATACTTATTCATACTTACTTGTTTAATGTTTAAATCCTAGTGTTACTATTTGATACCATACCGCTAATAATACAGCTGTAATATATATGTATATAATAATTTTCTTAATCATAGCAGTTTAGTATTTGTGCAATTGCAGTTAGGACAATAGCTTATTGTTAAATTCGATTCGTAATTACAATTACAGTTACCGCATTGTATATTTGATTTCATAATTTTATTTATTTTAATATTAATAATTCAATTATTATGTGGAACTAAGTCCACGTTCTATTAATTTCTTTTTTTGATATTCAATTACCTTTCTTTCTGCAAATTCTTCGGCAAGTCTTACTATTTGTTCACTTTCATATCCAATTCTTAAACTACCGTTTTTTCCATAATTATCTTGCATAATTAAAGAGTCTGGGTCTGGGTGTCTTTCGCTAATAAATTTTTCAAATTCACTTCTCATAATTAATTGTGTGTACATTGCTAACGCAAATAGCCACCGCTTTTTTTGTTTTTAATTCGTTTTCATTACAACTTTTTAGTTGGAGAACCTGCAAAATCGCATAACTGCGGCATATAATTAAAAATCGCTTCCCGTTTTTATTTGAAACTCGTTGTGATATTCCACAAAAACAATTTGCAAAACATACCATTCATAACCATAGTCACTTTCACTTATACGTTTTTGATGGTAATATATATAATTCCAACCACCGGGCACTCTTTCAACTATTAATTCACTTCTAATTTGTAGAGATTCGTGCAAATTTAAATTGTAAATTGTTTTTGTTTGTTCAGTTTCCATAATTTAATTTGTTTTTAGTTATTAATTTTTAATCATATACGCTTATAGTTAAATTCAATACTTTGATTAGTTATAAAAACCGCAGGCAGTCTCAAAGATTTTACACAATATATTAAGACAATAATTATTGTTATGAGTTTCTCCTGCGGTGCTTCTTGCTACTTGAAATATTTAGGTGCTTTCATACCTTCTTTAATACCCCAATGAGCTGTGCTTAAATAGTTACGTAAATCTTTTTTCAGATAACTATTGTTTTGTATTAAACTTGTAAGTAGATTTTGAGCATCATTTTCATTTATATACCCAGCTGCTACTCTAGAACCTAATATTAATGCCGTTGATCTAACCTGAGGATGACCACAATCCATTATATTATTTATTCTACTTTCAGTTATTCGTATAACTTTCTTAGTATTATAATCATTACCAATGTTATCTTTATTGAAGTTGTTGGGTAATGTATCATTCAGTTGTACGTATTCAGTTTTAGTCCAGTTTTCTTGAGCCCAAGCATCACATTCACTATAGTCTCTAAATAGAATATCTTTATCTGCACTAATAAACATAGGTAACATAGCATTCTTGGTTGCTAAATCTAAATAACTGTACTCCTCAAATGTATCAACCATACCACTGTTTAAAGCTTTGTAATGTTGCTTATCTGTTGGTATTATTGTTTTCATTAAACATTTAACTCCTTTACCTGATGGGCTTATGAATGCGCAAACTATTTCTTTATATCCTTCAAAGATATGATTCTTAATTTGTATAGCTTCTTCCAGTGTTTCAATACCGTCTAAATCTATTTGCATTAATCCTGTCCATTCTGCAACGTCAGCATATCTTCTTGTTCCACCACTGCATATTAATACTGACGGTGTAAAAGCAAATAGCTTGTGTTTTAATTCTCGTTTTAATTTCAAATTGTTAACCGCTGATGCTTCTCTAATCATTTCTAATAAGAATATTGTATCTTTATGCGGGTTTTGATTAACTTTTATGAAATTTTCTAAGCTTACTATTCCTAATGGTTTTGTATCGAATATGTTACCAGTATAATAGTTAAATTTAACATCTTTGTTCGTTCTCATAATTAAACTTTAATTTAAACAAATATTCATTGAACCGATATATTTAAATCTACCGATTAATACATCTTTTCTACTTCTATTACATACATAATAAACATTAATTGTATTGAAACCTTTAATGTAGTTAAATAAATAACGAAGTGCATCTCCTTGATGATTGTCTGTATTTTCCATAATTAAACATTTTAATATTATACCAAGAAAAGCCCGCATATTTCTATGCGAGCTCTTGCTAAACCGAGACCGAATTTTATTCTTCGATCTTCCAGCCACTCAATGTTAGGTAATAACTGTATTCACCCGGTTTGTCACTTTTTTCAACTCTCCTACTTCTTAAGTTGTAGTGAATTGTTAGGTAACCGCCTTCTAATACAATTGGTTCATCCAACAACTTTGATTTGTCCTGTACAAATTCAAATTTGTAATACTCAGGATATTCACCTTCAACCATCCCGATTAATTCTCTTTTCTTGAACTTTGATGGTCCAACTTCTTCTGTTTCACCTACTTCTAATACTCTTACTCTTAACGAATTCTTTGCCNNTTTACTTAATTTAAATTGTTTATAATTAACTTTATTTAATAATACTAAATCTTAGTGATTCAGTAAACGTTTGAACTGCTACTTCAGATTTTTGTTCAGCTATTTGCTTCTTTTTAAATGATGCATCAAATTCCTTTTTCTCTTTTGTAAGGTCTTTAGAATAAACCCAAGTACCTCGTTTTGTTATACTGAATCTTCCTTTTGAACTTGATGCATACTGTAAGTTTTCTNCATCTAATCTAACTTGGATTTCCAGTTTTATCGTTTCCATTTCGTCAGCAAACTTTTTCATTTGTTGCTCAGCGTATAGGTAACGATCTACTAACTCTTCTTCTAATTCCATTTCAACATATTCAAAATCAGCTATTTGTTGTACTGCTTCTGCTATTTTAGCAAGCATACTAGCCATTTGAATTTCAGTGAACTGTCTTTCGAATTGTGATACTTGACCTGTATATCTTAAACCATCTGGTGTTTCCTCTGTTTCTATCCAAATTAATTTACAAGTTGGAATAACATTGTAGTCGCTTCTGATGTAATAAGATAACGCATAGAAGTCAAGTTGCTCGTGATTATCAACCAATTCTTGTGTCCAAGGTGTTTTACCTGACTTGTATTCTAAGAATGATTCACCATCTATTGCGCCACTATCTATAAAAGATAACAATTGAATATTTGGTCTATCATCATCGAACTCAATTAATGCCTCGATTTTTTCTTCCATTATATCTAACTTTGGAACTAACGAACCCACAACTTCAAGTAATGGGTCTGTGCAATAATGCGGTATCGTTCCAGTTTCTAAATATTCACCAAGCTCTTTTCCTTTGTCGAAAAACTTATTGCTCAATGATGGTAATTCTAAGACATAACGTTTGTAAAATTCTCTTTTACTTGTAGACCACAAACTATATTGTGACCAGCTGAAATAACTTCTATTTACTACCATCTTCAACTATTGGTTTAAATGATTCAACGATCAGCTTTTCAATTTCTGCTAATACTTCTGGATTCATATTCTTTTTATGAATTTCGAATGATTGTCTAACTTGAACCTCTGTTTTCTTTTTACTAATCAAATTAGTAAAGATCGTAACATAGTTTGTTTCACCTTCTTTTAAACCTGCCGCTTCAACTGATCTCCCGGCCGGTTTCTCTTGATTTGGTAATGCTCCTCCAGCGTCTGTATCTTCATCAGTTGTTAATCCAAGTAGTGTAACTAAATGATAGCGTCTGAAGTAAGTTACTGCTGAACCCATAACCATAAATTTGTTTTGCTTTACTAGCTCTACATTTTCATCGATTCTGGTTTCACATTCTCTAAAATCTTCATCATCAAATTCATTAAAAATAATAGTACGCAAATAATGATTGTTATCATCTTTAAGGTACATTGTGTGAGAATATCCTATACCATGCTTTTCCATATATGGACTTATAGCCGTGCATATGATATCCAATGGCGCATAAGAATAGCCGTGTGCTTTCTTGCTCTTTGGAATTTCGATGTCTTCTCTTTGGAACATCGCTAGTCGTCTTAATAAAGACATCTCTTCAGTCGCTTTCACTTCTGGTTTTTTTTCGTTCATAACTTCTTAGTTTTATACTTAAACACTTATATACATATTAGAGTCTGGTAACATAGCATTCTGCGTTGTGATCTTAACACTTGCTTCAAAACAGGCAATTTATGTATTTAAAGTAAATATACTAAATAATATTGTAATAAAAAAATAACGGGTGCTAAAATTTTGTTAAAATTGCTAGTATAATAGCTAAAACAGGGATAAAGCGAAGTAAGATGATTAAAGATGGTTAAATATGTGCTAAAGTTTTGCTAAAACGTTAAGAAATATTTTTTTTATTCATTTATATTTCTTATATTTATACTTTAATTAACTAATATCATTAACTTAAAGCAGATCACACAATGAGCAAATTACTTGAGTTAGCGTTACAAGCCACAATCAGAAATGAAAGGATTGAGAACGAAATTAAACGAAACAAGAATGCAACAGTGGTATTCAAAAACGAAGGTGTATTAAATTACATCATACCCGGTACAATGAAGATCAAATCCTTCAAAGATGTTACCGAAAAGAATTCAGAGAAGATAGCTGAATTTAAAACGAACGATAAAACCAGCTTAATATTATGACACTATTCGAGGAAATAGAAGAGTACGAAAATGTTGTAACTGGAATAAGAACATCATTTCCAAAAAGAGGCGGTGAAGTAACGGTTATTATGTTGAAAAGTAGAGCTGTATGCTTGCGACCACTAAAAGAATTAAAAAAAGAAATTGAAGTTGTTGTTTTGCCAAAAGTTATGTCGGAATATAGACCGGATAAAAGAGGTAGTCTAAATGATTTCTTTAAAAAATTTACAAGTTATGGAAACGTGGAATGAAATATTATTAATAACGTGGATTGTATCTACACTATTAGTTATAGTATTAGGATTAGGAATGATAATATTAATAATTAAAAACGACTAAATGGACGAAGAAAAAAAATCAGCTGAAATGGTAAACAAAATGCCTCACGCTCAGTATCAGTATGATAAAGACAAAAGAGGCTGGGTGGTATTTACAAACGGCAAAAAGAAAATAAAGTTAAGACAACACGTTGAAAATTTAGCGAATGGTTTAACTAGAATGAATGGTAACACATTTATTGAGAACAGATTAACACTGATAAAAATATATGAAGCATATGGCCTCAAATCATTAGCTGAATTTTATGCTGCTATTTTTACAGAAACACACAAGGAAGAAATTGCAAGATTAACAGAACTTAAAAATAAACTTAAAAACGAAGCAAATGAAACTAACATTGAGACAAAGGATTCAAGTAGCGATTAGTGACCTACGAATCGAAGAAGAAAGAACAAGATTAGACAGCGATGTTGCTGCTAAATTAGATCATAATGCACATTGTGTTGTTTGTACAGCAGTAATAAAGCAGATTAAATCACAGATCAAAGTATTAGAAGATATATTATAAAAGCAGCACTAACATAAAGCCAGAGTGAGTTAATTTTCCACTAAACTAAATGTTAGTAGCAGGTAATCGGTATAGCATAAGGCATGTACCCGGCAGTACACCGGGGGTACTATCAAATAGTAATGTAGGTTCGATTCCTACTACCGATGCGAACATTGTGTGTGTTTATGACCCTGTGACTATTGTGAGTGTTTATTCGTTTTTACACAAACTATAACTACATAGGGTTTTTTTATAAAACGATAATAAAGTAATTAACAATTAAAAACGATAAATAATGAAAACATATGTAACTTTTGGACAAATACATATTCATTCAGTAAATGGCAAAACATTTGACAAAGATTCCGTAGCTGTAATAGAATGTGAAAATGAAATAGACGGTAGGAATAAAGCATTTGAATATTTTGATAATAAATTCTTCACAACATACTTTGATAAACAATGGAATGAGAAGTATTTAGATTTTTTCCCAAGAGGATTAATTAATGTAAATAACAATTAAAAACGATAAATTATGAAAAAAACGAAAGTAGTGCCAAAATTTGCAATAGCTCCTGCTAAATTTAAATCAAAGGGAAAACATTCAGGAATTAAACCTAATAGCAAATACGAAATATTTAATTATAAAATCGGAGAATATGGTGATAGTTTTTTTATAACATCACCTGAAACAGGACAACTATTATTTTGTTTAGTAAAAAGTTGCGCTCATTTAAATGGTCTAAACTGGATTTTAGAATAAGCATATGTACGAAATAAACTCAGCTAGAAATTCTAGCAAGCAACGGAAGGTAATAGAATTTATGCACAAGTTCATCAGTGAAGGTGATACATTTTCTTATTACGGAAAAGATCTAAGTAAAGATCGCGAAAATTATCTAATAGAAGAATTTAAGAAATTAGGTTCGGAAGTAGAAATAAGAAGATTAACCGGTATTGATCACAATACTGGCGTGGCAGGGATAGTAGCATTTGAAATATCATTAAAACGATAAATAATGAAAGAATCAGAAAAATTAATGTTACAAGCAAAAGAGAATTAGGATGCCCATTTGAAGATATGCATTGTCACCGATGTGGTTGGCACTTTCCAGAAGATTAATTAACAATTAAATTTAAAAACGAAAAAAATGAGTAAACAAGAAAATCCACAAGCATTTCCTAAATCAAGTTATGCAATCGAAAGAGGTGTTGATAACAATATGGGTGACAACGGTATGTCACTGAGAGATTATTTTGCGGCTAAAGCATTAATAGTAATTCCATTTATGGCTGAAACTGTATTCCAAAACGCAAGTAGTTGGGGTGAAAAAGAAATAGCTCAAGAAGCGTATAGATTAGCAGACGCAATGTTAGAAGCTAGAAACCAATAACCACCCCAAACAAGCCCGCTCACCAACCACTTCAAACTGGCGTCAGCGGGTTTTTTATTCACCACCCCTAAATCCCGAGTAAATCCCGCATATTTCCC